CGCAAATCTGGTAATTGCTGGTCAAGTGTATTCTTGATATTTTATGACGACAGAACGTCCAATTCCTCGTCCCACTGGGACCGTTGAAGATATTTTGGTGCTTAAAAGAACTACCGTTCGTCGTTATCGTGAATCGCAGCCATCCATCAACGCTCCAGAGCAGGACACCCTCCCTGGACCCGACTCATCAGACGAGTAACGTATGGTGCAATATAACGAAATAATTACAGATAAGATTACGCAAATTGCACGTTCTTATCTTCGTGATTTTCCACGGTTTTTCCAAATTGCTTTTGATAACATTTCTAGGACTTACGAACTAGGTCATCCCAACATTGATAAAGACAGTTTGTACATCGCCGTGTACACCTCAAATGTCGCAAACGAGTTGGCTGCGTCGGCGTTTTTTCTTGATTCTAGGAACGGTATTGTACGCCTAACGTCCACTCCTGCAGAAAACAGTCGGTTGATGGTTGAAGGCTATTATTATGAGTGGGTTTCCCCAGACGACATGTCGTACTATGCGCGGCACGCCATTGAAGAACACGTTTACAATTTGTCGGTTTCTCTTGAAAACATGTCGGAAATTGTAATCAACACAATTGGATTGGCAACAGTTGTCAAATCTTTGTGGTCTTTGCTGGGTGAGTACAGTCGTGATATTGACGTAATGACGTCAGAATCCGTTCACATTCCTGGAAGTCAACGATACCGCATGGTGCAAAACCTCTTAGAATACTGGCAAAAAGAATACGCGGAACACGCTAAGGCGTTGAACATTGGGGTAAACCGCATTGAGGTAATGACGCTAAGTCGTGTGTCTCGCACTACTAATCGCTATGTGCCAATTTATGTTTCTCGTGAATTGGGTGACTACGGCCCAACCAAGAGAGTGTTCCCAGAACGGGACAAGGGAACTATTGACATTGCCGACCAAGAGGACGACTTGCGTGAGGACGTGTTTGTGGATACGAAGCCGCCAAGCAGCCTTTACAATACAGGATTCTTTTAATGGATACTCGTGTTGAGTTGGAACTGATTCGCAAACATTATCGTGAATACAGTCGTGTTGCTGGCGAACATGTGGTTTGGTACGAGTTCCTGCCCTTTGGTGCCGCAGCGAGCGCAAGCGGTTCTTTTTATGACCCCGTGTACGACGAGGGCATTTCAGGGGCGGGTGGTCGCAAGTACAAAAACGGAGTGGCTGTTCCCGTTTTGATGATTACTGAAACCGAAGACCAAAAAAGGTCAATTCCCGAAGGTCGTCAGCCAGTAGAAGTTGTTAACTTCGTGGCATCTATTGATGAGTTTCGCAAGGTTGGAGTAACTAACCCGTTTGAATACCGACAACACCTAAACGATTTGTTTACGTATGATGGCAGATACTTTACTGTAACATCGTATAAAGTGCGCGGTCGGGCGCGGGACGACATTATCGTGGTTGTTGAAGGTTTGGAAGTGTATATCAATCAAGAGCATTCTTTTGACCCCACAAACACTTTTAACAGTATTTCATCTCTTCCTTGGCCTTCATCACTTCCAACTATCTGATAAAATTGACTTAACCTTGGCGAGCGCCATGGGGTACAACTGCCTAGAAGAATTGGAGTGCTGCAAGCACTAACTTTATGACGTCCGCCCGTTCTTCTAGACCATCGTTTTTATCTGGTACTTTTGAGGTTGTAAAATACGCAGAGTTTTTATCCAAAGAATATTCCAAGGCGTTGGCCAAATCAATAAACGAAGTTACTAAAGAACAGACAAATGAACTTCGTAAAAAGGCAAAAGAATCCAGTACGGCGTGGGCAAGAATAGCATCCGACTTGGAATCTCGTTACAACGAAAAAACAGGCAGTTTTGAGTTTGGAATAATGGACCAGCGTACCATAAGTTCAAAAATTGCAACTGATTTAGAATATGGCGTGCCCAGACAAAATGCTCCACAACCATTGTTGCGTGCACATGTTGTCAGCGCTCAAAAACAACTTGGTGACCGTATCGCAAATAAAGTACACGCCAAGTTGAAGGAAAAATACCAATGAGTCGTATTGGCTTTCTTCTTGCTGAGGACGAGGCTATTAAGAACATTTTAAGCAACATAACCGTTACAGACGACCGAAATAACGCCCGTTCTGTTGAGGTTTTTTTCCGTTACCCAGAAAGCGAAACTGAGCGTTCTTATCCGTTTATCACTATTGAACATATTGATATCATCCACGCCAGGAACCGTCAACATTCTGAATCCGATATCTTTTTTAGAACTGGAGCAAATAACGTTCCCCCGATTCCAGCAGGTTCTGCCAACCGAATGGACTACTGGCCTAGCGTCTCTAGTACTTTTAGTTTTAAAACTGGTAAAAACAACTACGGATACTTGGAAGCAAACGAGCATGTTCCAATTGACTTGCTGTACCAAATTTCAACATTTACTAGAACGGCGTTGCATGACCGTCATTTGACGGCAAAAATACTTACTGAAGTGTTTCCGTGGCGTCGTGGTTTTATTGATATTGGAGCAGACAACACCATACGTCGTTTGGATTTGTTGGACTGGACGACGGCTGACCTACTTGACCCAGAGGCAGGCTATCGCAAGCGTATTTTTCGCAAAGTTTACACCGTACAAATGACCGCTGAAATTCCGTCATCTCGGATTGTTGGTCGCCACGCGGTGACTAAGATTGTTGGCAACGTTGAAAGAATCAACAGTGTCAACGGAAGTGTTTACAACATGGCTGACGGTTCATCAGAAACGTTTTCTGATTGAATTTTATGGATACTACACCCCTTACTACCAGTAAAGTCCCGTTATTTAAGGTATACTTTTCTTAAGGAGTAATTCATAATGGCTTATTCACGACCTGGCGTTTACGTCACAGAAGGCGCTTTTGCCACTACGTCCCCTGTTGGTTCGGCTACCGTTGCGGCTGGTTTTGTTGGAACCTCGCCCCGTGGTCCCATCACCGCAACACGAGTTAACTCATGGACTGCGTATAAAGCACTTTATGGTGACATTGATACTGCTTGTGATTTGTCATACGCTGTGTACCACTACTTTGCCAACGGTGGTCGCAGCGGGTTTGTGTCTCGTGTATATGACTCATCTCACGCCGCAGCCGCTTCTGTAAATGTGCTTGGAACGGTTAACGGCGGCGGTTCAACGACCGTGTTTGTTGTCTCTGCGGAAAACGCTGGTGTTTGGGGTAACGGTCTTACTGTTACCACTACCGCTGGACTTGAAACTGGCGATGAACCAACGTTTAACCTCGTTGTCAAACTTGACGGAACGGAAGTTGAGCGTTGGAGTGAGGTCAGTCTTGACCCGTCGTCAAACCGTTATGTGGCTACGGTGGTCAATACCTACTCTACGTACGTTCGCGTGTCTAACGTTGCTGCGTACACGAGCGCATTTACAGTCACGGCTGTCGCCAATTCCGCTCTTGCCTCTGGTTCTAACGGGGTCAGCGTTGCAAACAGCGACTGGAATGATGCCGTGTCGCGTTTTGACGCTGTTAATGAAGAGTTGGTTGTCAACCTAGTGAACATGACGACGGCTTCCGTGGTTAACAATGCTCTTACGTATGCGGAAAACCGTGGTGATGTGTTTGTTGTTATTGACCCAGCCACCGTCACCAGCGGTGCTGATGCTATTGCGGCAATCAGCGGCTACAGCGCTTCCTCTTACGGTGCCGTCTATTATCCCATTTTGAAGATGGTGGACCCGTCAAAAACTGGGGCGGCGGCAATTCGTGACACTGCTCCTGGTGGTGCTTTGCTTGGGTTGTATTCTCGTGTTGAGGCAGAACGTACCGTTGCTAAAGCACCCGCTGGCTATGCGTACGACATTCGTGGAGCCTTTGGACTTGTGACGCCTTTTACAGAGGCTGAACAAGGAACGATGTACGACGCGCACGTGAATACGTTTAAAGCAGTTCCTGGTGCAGGCGTCATCGTCAATGGTGCCCGCACTTTGAAGAAAACCAGTATTATTAAATTCATTCCCACCCGCCGCAGTCTGAATTATGTTAAAGCGCAAGCAAAACGTTTGACCGAGTTTGCAGTGTTTGAACCAAACAACGAACGTTTGTGGACGACTATTCAAGTTCGCCTGTCCAAGTTCCTTTCTGACTTTTGGTCGGCGGGAGGTCTTAAGGGTGGAACTGCTGCGGAGGCGTTCTACATTCTTTGCGATTCAACAAACAACACGTCAAACACAGTTGAAAACGGAGAGGTTCGCGTTGAGGTCGGGATTGCACTGCAAACTCCCGCCGAATTTATTGTAATTGAGGTCAGCCAGTTTACTGGCGGCTCGTCTCTCACGGAAACCGTTTAAGGAGTAATAATGCCTATTTCACAACGTACTGACCCGCTTCGTAA